TTGAGCGGACTGCGTAGGTTTTGCCGATTTCGAAGGTTTTCATCTCTAAGCCATTTTCTAACTTCATCAGAGGGACCAATTCCCGTCTGGCTTAGTGAGACTAACAAGATCGGCACTGGGCGCAAGAGCTTTAGTGGCATGGCAGGTATGCAATAAGCGCGCACCTAAGCGCTTGACTATGCCATCCCGTTGCCCCATATTCCTCTTATCAACACGGGAGACGGGACATGATTTTTGAGACGCGCAAAGCAGCAGTCGCCAGCCTTCGGGAGTTTTCTCCTGCATACAGGACGGCACACAAGATTGTTCGCTTCTATAGCACGACGCATGGGAAATATAGATATTGCCGTGTATTTGGAGGGATTAAATGACCGCGCATCTAACAAGGGTTAAGGGCGGATATCTGCTCTACATTTCCCCGACTGTCCGCGCCGCTGATTTTGTTCAGTGCCAGCGGGTTGCCGACAAGAAAGAGGCGCGCATTGTGGCTCTACTTTGGAACGCAAAACCGTGGGATTTCTAGGATGACCGCGAAGCTAATACTCTCCGAACGCGCCAAACGCCTCAAAGCCTCTCTTGAGAAAGAGACGGGCCGAAAGGTCCAATTCCGCAACAAAGAACTATATCTCAAAGACCAACAAGCCCGCGCAAAAGAACGCTGGAAGCAAACACTTGCACTCAATACCGTGAGGTAATATAATTACGGCATGGTGGCTGAAGATGAAATGCAGGCGTTACCTCACGCATCCTTGGTATCGCTCGCCATATCGCTTCAGAAGGCTCTACACCGCGAAAGATCAGGAGAGGCATTCAGGGACAGGGTACTAGACAAAATCGCTCCCACGCCCTTCTCCAAGCCTATAACCGGCATAACATTCTCAGGCAGGAAGCCTAAGGCGCTATGAATCTCCTAGACAAGAACGGCACAGCACTCCCAAAGACCACGGGCAAACTCACGCCCTCCAAAGACCTCCTAGTCTACCTCAGCGATCACACCCTACAGACAGAGGTAGCACTAACCATCAAGTTCGGCCTCGAAGCCCTCGCCAAATCAGCCCGCAAGGGAAAACCCCTGACAACCGAGGAAGCCGCTATCGTCCTCATGGGTGGCGTCTTCGATTGCCTCCTCAATCGTAAGCCCGACCAACCCCCAAAAGCCAAAGACAAGCAGGACGTGAATTAGGTGGCAGCGCGTAAAAGATCAGCTACCAGACCCGGCACAATGCCACAGCAATGGCGTGACCGTATCCAAGCCAGTATGCTTGTTAACCGATTGACAGATCATGTTAAAGGCGATGTTGAGTTGACGCCGAGTCAGGTTACGGCAGGGCTGGGACTTCTCAAGAAGGCGATACCTGATCTAGCGGCCCTTCAGGTGACAGGCGATCCTGAAAATCCAGTCCACATCCAATCAAAATTAGACGCCTCTGGGCTATCCGTTGACCAACTCCGCGCCCTCGCCAGCATCAAGGTTTAGCCCTGCTGACGTATTGGCTGCACGGCAGGAACTGGCCAAGCGATCACTAACGGACTTTGCCTGCATGGTGGATATCCCCACCGTGCCTATCAGCGATGCGGAGGAGGAGGACCAGTTCAGCGTCATTCGCCTCAATACTCTGGTAAAGCATCATGCGCTTATTTGTAAGGAATTACAGGACGTTGCGGCGGGAGCAACGCCTAACCTGATGCTGCTTCTGCCTCCCGGCAGCGCCAAGTCAACCTATGTCGATGTTGTCTTTGTGCCGTGGTTTATGGCCAAATATCCCCGTAAGAACGTAATCTTGGCCAGCTATGCGACGAACATCGCCCGCAAGCAGGGCCGCAGGGCGCGTCAGCTTATCCGCTCCAAGTCTTTCAAGAGCCTATTTCCGACGATAGAGCTATCCCAAGCCTCTAGCGCGGCTGACGAGTGGGCTTTGAGTACGGGGGGCGAGTATATGGCTGGTGGCCTGCTATCCGGCCTGACGGGCAACCGTGCGGCTCTGGGCATAGTAGACGATCCGATAGCAGGACGCGAGGAAGCGGAAAGCGAGACGATCCGGGAGAAATGCTGGGATGCGTACATAGACGACTTCTGCTCACGTCTAATCCCCGGCGCGCCTCAGATTTTCATAACCACCCGCTGGCATCAAGACGACCCTGCAGGGCGTATTTTGCCTGAAGACTGGAAGGGTGAGAGCGGGTTAATCAACGGCAGGGACGGTCGTAAATGGCGCGTTATATGCCTGCCTGCGATCTGTAACCGTGCTGACGATCCGTTGGGCCGAAACATCGGAGAAACGCTTTGGCCTGAATGGTTTAGCCTTGAGCATTGGAAGCCATTCCAGCAAAATAACCGCACATGGTCTAGCCTTTACCAGCAATCGCCCACGCCCGATGAAGGTACATTCTTCCAAAGAGACTGGTTCCACCGTTACAAGGTAGGGCAACTCCCCTCGAATATCCGCTTCTACGGCACAAGCGATTACGCGGTCACGGAAGATGCTGGAGACTACACAGTCCACAGGATATGGGCGCTGGATGCCATGGGCGATATCTGGCTCCATGACGGCTGGAGAGGACAGGCAACGCCCGATGTATGGATAGAGCGCCAGATTGACCTAATGGCCACCTATAAGCCTATGTGCTGGTTCGGAGAATCGGGCGTTATCATGAAGGCCGTCGAGCCCATGCTGCGCCGCAGAATGAACGAGCGCAAGACATGGTGCAGGACCGAATGGCTCCCCTCGATCCATGACAAGCCCACGCGCGCGAGGGGCTATCAGGCCCGTGCTGCGATGAAGAAAATCCATATTCTAGAAGGGATTGACGGCGATCTGGTCTTGGACGAATACTTGCGCTTTCCGGCTGGCAAGAATGACGATGAGGTTGATGCTGGTTCGCTCATTGGCCGCGCCCTCGATCAGGCCCACCCTGCCATTGCTCCAGAGATACCAGTCAAACGACCCATCCTCGGCCTAGATACCCCCGTTACCATGGACGATGTATGGGAACAAACCGCTCCTAAGCCGGGACGGTACGAGAGGATTTGACCAAACAAAGGGCGCTCTGACATTTCGCCAAAGCGCCCACACAACACACAATTCCCAAATGTCGAGTATTCTTGAGGGTTTAAGCGGCTTTCAGGGCGATCAAGTCGCTCTTGCTTCCCGCGTCATGGCATCCTCCTTTGTGAGAATTAACTAGGCCAATCTCAACTGGCTTTGTGAACGCAATGAGTAAAATCCTGAAATTCGGCTAAGTCAAGCCTTGATTTGTGGCCCGCAAGTGCGGTACAAATGAGGAGAATAAGAACTATGGCGTGTCACAATTGGCTTCTCAGGGTATGGATGTAACGGTTAAGGTTCGGCTCACTAAGGCCGACCGCGCGCTATTCGAGGCGGCGGCTAAGGCATCGCGTCTTACACTATCGGCGTGGGTTCGTTCTGTGGTCGCGCAAGAGGCATTGAAGCTTCAGGGTCAGAAGGTGATTGCGTGACCGAGTTTGTTTATGTCGCTGCGTCGTTTCCGTCCGGCCCCTGCAAGGTCGGCAGAGCAATCAACCCCGACACGCGGGCACTCGATCTGCAATGTGGTAATCCCTTCAAGATTCGCATCTGGGCGAGATGTAAAACGACCGAGAGCAAGGCTCTAGAGCGCGCCGTTCATAAGAAGCTTAGCAAGCAGCTAATGTCTGGAGAGTGGTTTGCGGTCACGACAGCCGAGGCAGTCGCTGCAATCCATGATGTTTTGGCCGGTTTTGTGGTTAAGCCGAACCGAGCAAGCGAGCTAATGTTCGTGGAAATCGACCGTGCCAAATACAATGCCTATCAGAGAGACTACAAGAAGGCTGTAAAGCTAGGGCTCAGTGTAAAAGCATACAGAGACAAGAAGGCGAGCGAATGAAATTTTTCAAATTTCCTGTAATCGGCATGATGATTGGAATGGCGCTTGTTTCAGCGGCAAATATCGCAGGACTTGTCGCGCGGTATGGGCTTCAGGAAAACCATGATCCGTTGAACCCGACCGCCGTGTATCTGTGTTATTTTACAGTGTTCCTTTTTGGCCTTGCCGGGTTTCTGGCAGCGGTTGACTAGCGGCATGACCCACACCAAACACAGAGAGAGGCAGGGGAGATGACGAGGCCAAACAGTAGCATCTTAGACGAGACGATCAGAGATTATTTTCACGGAGCCAGCGGCTTGCGCTACCTGATGAATTTATTTGATGATTCACGCCAAGACGCGCCGATTCGATACAACGACAATCTATCGCCGTTCGATAGATTTGCAAATTGGCTTAGGCAGAGAGGGGGCTTCCCGGCAGGTAGACTCGGACGATGCCACTTAGAGTGCATCCTCGCCCTCTATAAGCAGAAGGTAAGTTCTCCGCGCCCCACCCCTCCCAGCGGTACGCCATGAGCGATATGATCTGCAAACTCTGTCACGGCTTTGGCTGGCTGTTTTGCATCCAAAATGACAAGCGCGAATGGCACGGCTGTCCAGCATGTCACAGCCACGGCACACGCAATGAATATCGCGGACCAGAGACAATACGGACACACGCCCCATGACCAACTCAATGCTTGAGCAAGTGGCGAGGGCGGTTTGCGCTAATGCCTTGGGATGCATAAAGCGCCCCCGGTGCATCAATTCTGAAGGAACCAACGCGCCTTGTTCGGCATCTGTCGATCAACTCGTTCTTTTCGAAGCATGGCCAACAGCCCGCGCCGCCATCCAAGCAATGCGGATTCCGACTGAGGCGATGATGAGCGCAGTCTATGGTGTTTGGGATCGGTATGGTGTCCGCGATGTTAGCGAAGTGGACCGTGATATTCTGAGAGAATCTTTGGTTGCTGCCATAGACTCCCTCCTCACAGAGGACACAGACAAATGACCGCCTTTCTCATCCTCCTAGCCCTCTACCTTGCATCTTGCCTACTCATAGCCCGTGTAATCGGGGTGATGAGCGCGTGAAGCGTATACTCTGGCAGCTTCGTATGCTCATAGCCGAGTGGGGCTTGAGTTGGTGGTCGTGGGTTGCGAGCGACAAGTTGCCCATCGAAACTCATGCCGCCTTCCTAGCCTTCCTCGATAAGTTGCCAAAGGAGCCGCGCTAATATACACCATAACCCGCGTACATTTGCGGGCTCTAGGTGGCTGTCAACTCTCCAGTAATCAACTCCCCGACCGCCTCTAACGGGGCAAATGCCATTGAAACCCCTAAAGACTTTGGCGACAAGCCTGAGGATCAGGCTTCATACTGGATTGCACAAGACAAGGTAGCCTACGACCGCGAGCAGAAGTGGATCAAGCAGGGACGCGGCATCATCGACCGCTACCGGGATAAACGGAAAGTCGCGGATAAAGGTGTTCACCGCTACAACGTGCTTTGGTCCAATGTTCAGACGCTCAGGCCCGCCATCTTCGCCAGAGCGCCAAAGCCTGAAGTGGACCGCCGCTTTGACGATCAAGACCCCGTAGCGCGCCTCTCGGCTGAATTGCTTGAGCGCGCGCTGTCCTATCTCCTAGACATGCATAAGTTTGATGACCAGATGCGGGGATGTGTCGATGACCTACTGCTCCCCGGTCGTGGCGTCATGCGGGCACTCTACACGCCCCATTATGGCGATGCGATACCAGCGGAGAGCGACGATACGTCAGGCGCTCCTGAGGACGTAGACGCGGGCGAGGGATACGCAGCGGCCAGTAATCCAGAGCAACTGCGCGAGGTCGTGTCTGAGGACGCCTATCTTTGCTATGTGTTCTGGGAGGATTACCGCGAGGGTCCGGCGCGCAAGTGGGAAGATGTACCGTGGGTTCGTTTCCGCGCCTTTATGACCCGCCAGCAGCTTACGGACCGATTTCAGGCCAAGGGCAAGCTCGTAAATCTTGATTCGTCCCCTCACAATGAGGCCAGCGGTATTGATGACCGCGACGGCGAGAGTATGCAATCTCTGTTCAAGAAGGCAGAGATTTGGGAGATTTGGGACAAGACACAGAAGCGCGTGCTTTGGGTCGCACCCGGATCGCAGAACCTTGGCATCCTCGATCAGGTCAATGACCCGCTAGGGCTTCAGGGTTTCTTCCCCAATGCCGACCCCCTCCTTGCCACGACCACGACAGACACCCGCATACCCGTTCCTGACTATGTGGAATATCAGGATCAGGCGAGCGAGTTGGACAATATCACCCGCCGCATCGACATACTGCTCAAGGCGCTGAAGGTTTCCGGCGTTTATGCGGGGTCTGAGAAGCAGGTTTTACAGCAGTTAATCGGGGGTGACGAGAACAAGCTTATTGCGGTCGATGATTGGGCGCAATTCATGACGGACAAGGGGGGCATTCAGAACCTCATCCAGTTCATGCCCATTCAGCAAGTCGCTGAAACCCTCATCCAGCTTTACAATGCCCGCGACCGCTGCGAGCAGGTTCTATATCAGATTACGGGCATGGCTGACATCATGCGCGGCTCGTCAGACCCTAATGAGACGGCGACGGCCCAGCAGATCAAGGCCCAGTTCGGCACGATGCGGCTCAATGACCGCCAGCGTCAGGTTGCCAACTTCGCCCGCGACAATATCCGCCTCCTTGCCAATGTCATTGCGGGGCAATTCTCGCCTCAGGCGCTTTCCGAGATTACGGGCTATCCAAAGCTCCAGCCTATGCCTCAACCCCCCGCTGGTTTGCAGCCCACGATCATGGACCCGCAGACCGGCCAGCCCGCACCCAACCCGCAGTTTCAGCAATTCCAGCAGAAGGCTCAGGAAATTCAGGGCCAAAACCAGAAGGCGCAGGCCGACTTCATGGCTGCGTGCCAGTTGCTCAAAGACGACATGCCTCATGGGTACCGGATCGACATCGAGGCCGACTCCACAATCATGCCTGACGAACAGCAGGAGAAGCAGAGCAAGATTGAGTTCGTCCAAGCCTTCACCCCGTTCCTGCAACAGGCCATTCAGGGCGCTATGGCGTTGCCTATCACGGCCCCACTCAGCAAGGAACTGACGCTATTCCTCATGCGTGGGTTCAAGGTTTCGCGTCCGCTGGAAGAACAGGTCGAGAAGCTATTCGACCAGATGGCACAAATGCCGCCGCAGCCCCAAGGCCAAGACCAGAAGCCTCAGGACAATGGCGCTGGCGATATGGCAAAGGCTCAGGCCGATGTGCAGGGCAAGCAGATCGAGGCGCAGACGGAACAGCAGCGTATTCAATCCGAAGCCCAAACCTCTGGACAACAGACGCAAGCCGATGCCGCGACAAAGCTCCAGATCGCCAATACACAGGCTCAAGTCGAGGCCCAGAACAATCAGGCAAATCAGGCTATCCAGCTACAGAAATTGCATCAGGACGGCGCATTTAGAGCGGCTGATTTGCAATTGAAGGAACGCGATCAGGAAATGCGCGCAGAGGCATTGCGGACGCGCGAGCTTAAAAACGCATCGGCTGAAGCCTCTAAACTGCAATAGCCTTGATTAACACCTGAATTGGTGTATTTACTTCATCTGAAATGCACACAATATCTGGTGTGCAAAGGGGCCTAGCGTTAATGGCGCAACGATATTGCAAGGTCTGTAGCGACTGGCACGATTTGGACGAGCCATGGCCGCAGGCTTGTATGGGCCATTACCGGAGCAAAAAGGACCGCGAGGGTATTCAGGTCATTAAGGACGTTGAGCCCTATCGCTCCGTCATAGATCGCTCCGTTATTGGCGGCAGGCGTCAGCATCGCGATCATCTCAGAGCCCATAACTGTATCGAAATCGGAACCGAGAAGCAGACACCACGCAAGCCGCCTGACGTTCCGCATCTAAGACAAGACATTCAACGAACCATGGAGCAACTGCGTGCCCGCTAGACAAGCCGTGCAAGTACAGCCCGAAGCAGAGCCAGAGACGGACGATCTGCGCGGCACTATTGCTGCGGCGATGGAAGCGGCTAACGCTCCCGAAGAAACGGTTGAGCAGACTCCTGCTCCCAAGAGTTCGGCCCCTGAGCCAGCATCGACCGTCACTCCTCCGGCAGATGCTGATGTCCCTGCGTCCGCTACGGAACCGGGGGCCGATACTTCCAAGCCTGATAACGCGGAAGGGGCCGAACCGGCTCCTGCCGTTACGGACAAAGTTGAGGCCCCGTCCAATTGGTCCAAGGCGGACAAGGAACGCTTTGCGGAATGGCCTGAGAGTGCGCAGAAGCAGGTTCTTGAGCGTCACCGCGCCATGGAAGCGGATTACACCCGCAAGACCATGGAGAACGCAGAACTCAAGCGGGAATATTCTCCCGTAGAGCAGATGTTCGCGCCCTTCAAAGACATGCTTCGTCAATCCGGGCGTACACCTAGCTCGGTAATTCGCGATTGGGCCAATGCAGAAGCCGCATTAGGCAATCCGGGCACGCGCGAAGACGCAATCGTTCGCATCATCAAGGGCTACAACGCCGACCCGCAGAAGATTTATTCTCTGTTGGGCGGCGGACAGCAGCAGCCCCAGCAGCCGGTCGATCTGGCCAACATGACGGAGCAGCAGCAGATCGCTGAATTGCTCAATCCCATGTTCAAGCAAAATCTGTCGCCTATTGAACATAAGATGCAGCAGCTTGAGCAGCAATTACAGCAGGCGCAGCAGTTCCAGTATGGCGCAGTCAACGCGCAACGCCAGCAAATCTTCCAGACGGTGACCAACGAACTTGAGGCGTTTGCCAACGCAACCGACCCAAAGACTGGTCAGCTTCTGTATCCCTACTTCAATGACGTGCAGAGCGACATGACGGCCATCATGAAAGGTTACTATGACCAAGGCCGTAACCTGACACTCATCGAAGCCTACAATGCAGCCGTAAGAGCAAACCCCTCCACCTTAGAGCGCATTACCGCCCAGCAGACGAAAGCAGCGGAAGTAGCTCGCACACAAGAGGCCAGGGCCAAATCGGCACAAGCGAAAAGAGCAGGATCAAGTGTGGTTGGAACCCCCGGATCGGGTCAGTTCGTCCATGCGAACGGCGATGGCCGTGATCTTGGATCATTGCGCGAAACGATTCAGGCCGCACTGGAAGCTTCCCGTGTGTGACCTTCCCCTTTCTCTAACTGGAGCCAACCATGGCAATTCCTAACACAAACTGGACGGAGATCATCACCACGACTCTGTTCAACCGCAGCAAAAAGCTTGCGGACAACGTGACGAAAGCAAACGCCCTTCTGTTTCAGATCAGCAAGAAGGGCCGCATGAAGCCTGTAGACGGCGGTACCAACATCATTCAAGAACTCGAATACGCTGAGAACGGAACCTATACCCGTTACAGCGGCTACGATATTTTGAATGTCAGCCCTTCTGATGTCTTTACGGCTGCGTCGTACAACTTCGCACAGGCAGCGGTTGCCGTGTCGATCAGCGGCCTTGAAGAATTGCAGAACGCTGGAGAGGAGAGGGTTATCAATCTCCTTGAATCCCGCATCGGCAATGCTGAGCGTACCATGCGCAACAACATCTCCGCAGACTGCTATTCCGATGGCACGGCTTCTGGCGGCAAGCAGATCGGCGGTCTTGCCCTGCTTGTTCCCGACGCCAATACATCTGGTACGGTAGGCGGTATCGACCGTGCAACTTGGACGTTCTGGCAGACGCAGAAGCAGTCGTTCGCAACGGACGGCTTCACGGCTGGTCCTTCAACCATCCAGACGGAAATGAACCGTCTTTGGCTGAAGCAGATTCGTCAGGCCGACCGTCCCGACATCATCATCGCGGATAATAACTACTACCGTTATTACCTCGAATCCTTGCAGGCGATCCAGCGTATCGCATCCGAGGACAAGGCGAGCGCGGGCTTCATGTCGCTCAAGTTCATGGATGCCGATGTTGTTTGCGACGGCACCATCTACGGCGGCGGCGCGACGGCTAACCATATGTGGTTCCTAAACACGGACTATATTTTCTTCCGTCCGCATAAGGACCGCAACATGGTGCCCCTCGATCCAAAACGCTTCTCAGTCAATCAGGACGCGATGGTTCAGTTGATCGCTTTCGCTGGCAATATGACGCTTAGCAACGCAGCGTTGCAGGGAGTTCTGGTCGCCTAATAAGCACCAGTTGGAGAAACACAATGGCTACTTGGATTCCTACTGAAAACGAGATCGGCATTCAGCCGATTGCGACGACATCGACCACTGCAAATCATGCTCTTGGCAAGGTTATCCGTGCCAAGGACAATGATACGACTGGTCAGGGTGCGGCAGAGTTCATCTACCTTCTTGGCGTTGCCAATACGGTAGTGGGTTCGGCTGTCACCTATAACACCTCCACGTTCCAGACGGCGATTGCACTTGGTACTGCCAATCAGGGCGGCGCTGTTGCCTTTGCCATGTCTGCCAACGTGGCTGCTGGCTATGGCTGGTATCAGATCGGCGGCTCTGCTGTCGTGAAGAAAACCGCTGTGATCGTTTCCGCTGCCAAGAAGGTTTATCTTGTCAGTTCGACGGTTACGGGCAATGGCCGCATCTCTGCCGCCTCGGTTACGGGTAAGCAGATTCTCGGTGCGCGCTCTGCGAACCTGACGGCGATTGCTTCGGCAACGTCCACGGTTCTGGTCATGCTTGATCGTCCGCATCTCGCGGCGATTTAACGGAGGCTGGGGAAGGTTTCTTACGGGAGCCTTCCCCACTCTCGCCACATGGGAAAACAATGCTCCGGATTTGCTGCGTCAAGGTCAATTCTGCGTATGATGCAAGATATGTGAATGTCTTGTACGACTGCGTTACGCGCAATCTTGATGAAGGCACGGCTGGTGAATTTCACTGCTTCACGGATAACCCTGAGGGGCTGCATCCCAACATCATAACGCACCCCGTTCCGTCCGAGTTCACGGGATGGTGGGCTAAACTGCATCTGTTCAAGGACGGTCATTTCGAGGACGGAGACAGAATTGTCTACATCGACCTCGATACGGTGATCTTCGGTCCGCTTGATGACATCGTGCGGTATAGCGGACACTTTGCTATCCTAAGAGACTTCTTCAAGCCTCATAACGATATGCAGAGTGCCATCATGGCATGGCCCGCAAATACACAGCAGGCCATTTTGGACAAGTGGGTTGCGCTTGGCAGGCCAGAACTACAGGGCGGCGATCAGGAATTGATCCAGATGTCCCTTGAGGAGCGCGGGATTGTTCCCGACTTCCTGCAAGACCTCTTTCCCGGCAAATTCGTCTCGTACAAGAGCGGCAGTTACAAGCGCGTGCCTCCGAGAGGGGCGAGTGTTGTCTGCTTCCACGGCCAGCCCAAGCCCCACAACTGCGGGTCTAGTTGGGTTGACGGCGTGTGGAAGATTGACGGCTCCATGGCATTTGAGATTGAGCAGTTCTGCAATACGGAAGATGCCAAGGTTGAGGCGAATATCAAATATGCCGTCTCCAAAGGCTTTCCGTGGCTCGCGCTCAAAGACGCGCATGAGAGAACGGCTGTAATCTGTGGCGGCGCTCCGTCGCTCAAGAACACATGGCGCGATATCTGGTCCTGCACGGACTTCGATGTGTTCGCCTGCAACAATACGGCTCGGTTTCTTGAGGAGCGCGGCATTGATGTTGCCTATCATGTCGTTGTCGATGCCCGTCCTGAGATCGTAGAGTTTATCCAGCCAACGGCTCCGAGGAAGGGTTATCTGCTCGGATCAATGTGCGATGTTGGCGTTTTCTTGGCCGTGAACAGCGGTGCTGTCACTGTTTTTCATCCCAAGGTAAAGGGCGTTGTCGAGTTAATCGAGAACGATCCGCGCGCCAAGTGTATTGTTGGTGGCGGCTCTACGGTCTGCCTCAAGGCAATCGCAATCGCCTACATCATGGGCTATCGGAAATTCCATCTGTTTGGCATGGATTCCAGCTATTCTGGAGACGAACATCACGCCTATCCGCAAAGCCTGAATAATGATGATCCAATTGTTGAGGTTCAGGTTGACGATCAGTATTTCAAGACCTCTCCATGGATGGTCGCACAGGCTGACGAGTTTGATGACCTTGTGTGCGAACTTCTAACCCTCGGCTGCACGTTCGATATCTCAGGTGACGGTCTTATCCCCTATATCTGCCGCGACCGGGTTAATAGTACGAAGGTCTGCGCTGCCGATGAACGCGCTCAGGCTATTCTAAGCCGCCTTCCGAGAGGAGAAATCCGGGGCGCTGAGATAGGCGTCTTTGCTGGCGATCTATCGTCCCGCCTTCTGGCCCGTGAAGGATTGAATCTCTCCATGATCGACTCATGGGCTCCGAATGGCGAGGATTACGCGCCGGGTTCGGATGACTTCCACGCTTCCCTGACATGGGACCAGCAAAGCAAGTTCATGCAGATGTCCATTCGCGCGACGGACTTTGCCAAAGACAGACGAACAATTATCGTCATGTCTTCCGAAGCGGCGGCGCAGAACTTCACCGATGGCATGTTGGACTTTGTGTTCATTGATGCCGATCATTCCTATGAGGGATGCAAGCGCGATATCGCTGCATGGTATCCGAAGCTCAAGGATGGAGCCCTGCTTAGTGGTCACGACTATGACCATCCTGAATACCCCTCATGGGGCGTGAAACGAGCCGTGGATGAGTTCGCCAAATCTCACGGGCTTAGTGTCGATTTTGGCGAGAACATGACTTGGTTCATCAACAAACCGCTCGCGAAAGAAATCGCGGCTTAGGAGATTTACGATGGCGACTAAAGGCGAAATTATGCGCGGCGGAATGCCAGCCGAAATTGCACAGCTTCTTGGCTTTGACTATGCCACAGGGTTGTCAGGCGCAGGTACAACGCAGGCAGATGCGACGGTTCTGACCGCAAATATGAATGTCTTTACCACTGTAGGGTCTAGCACTGGTGCCCTGCTTCCGTCAGCAACGGGAACTGCGCCTGCGGTGATTTACAATGGCGGCTCCAATGCCCTGACGGTCTATCCGACCGGCACGCAGACGATCAACAATGGCGCTACGAGCTTTTCCGTTACGAATGCAAAGGCGGCGGTATTTTTCCCGCACGGCAATACTTGGATCGCTATCCTTAGCGCCTAACAGGAGACTTCATGTCTATCAAGGCAGATCAGTACAGCAGAGACTACCAGAATGTTGCCGACAGCAACGAGGACAAGGACACTTGCATTCCCCGCTTCTACATGGAAGCGGAGGAGTTCGAGGTTGACGGTTCTCCGCAATGGCGTGACCGTGAGATGGTGGAAGTCATCATTCCCGGCAATGCGAATACGCGCTTCGTCAAATATGTGGACGAGCATGTGAAGGCACGCTGGCCGAACGCTTATCGGGCATTCAAAGAGAACCAGTCTGCGCCCGTGATCGGCACGCCGCTGGAACAGTGGGCGCGTCTCTCGCCTGCCATGGTGATGAAGCTCAAATCTACGGGCTTCAGAACTGTTGAGGACATTGCGCGTGTTGCCGATTACAACCTTGGCTCTCTTGGCCTTGGGGGCATGAAGCTTCGTCTTTTGGCGCAGGCGTTCATCAACGATGCGGATCGCATGGCCGTCACGAACAAGGCGGTGGAAGATGCGATGCGTTTCGAGGCGCGCTGCAAGGAGCTTGAGTCTCAGGTCGAGGCGTCTAACTCTCAGTTCCGCCAGATGTTCGAGGAAATCAAGGCGCTGAAGATGAACCAGTCGGTTGCGCTTCAGAACCTTGGGTCTGCTCCTGCCATGCAGGGCCAGCCGGTTTATCAGCCGTCAATCCAGCCGCAGGCCCCGTCTTCGCCCTTTGCGTCTCTTATGAGCCCGGAGGAACAGGCGGCAGAACTTTCGCAGTTCAATCAGGCCGTATCTCGCCAGCCGTTGCCTGTTCATCAGCCAGCGCAAGCAACGCATGAGATGAGCGTCCCTGCGAACAAGCCGCGTCGTGGTCCAAAGACAAAGGCTGAAAAGGCAGCGATAGCAGCGGCACAGCAAGGAGCGTAGGCATGGCAACACTAACGGCTGACAAGCGCAATAATCTCTCTAAGAGCACCTTTGGCTTGCCGGGAGAGCGTAAGTATCCGATGCCCGATAAAGCGCACGCCGCGAACGCCAAGGCTCGCGCTTCTCAGCAGGAGGCGAAGGGTAATCTCTCGCCGTCTGCAAAGGCACAGATTGACGCGAAGGCCAACAAGGTTCTGGGTCATGGCGGGGATCGCAAGGGCACTAGCTACCACATGGCCAAGGCCGATCAGCACATTCAGAAAGCCTTGGAGAAACGCCTAGCATCGAAGGATAAGTAATGGCTGAAGTTGTCCAACTGAAACTTGTTGAGGTTGGAGACGCCTTCGAAATTTCGCCTGATGTCATCTTGGAAAATAACAAGGGGAGATATCAGGAAGTCGTGGTTATCGGCTTTGGCGAAGATGGTGTAACGGTTGCAGGTTCGCATAGCTGCTCAAAAGCATTGTGGTTGATTGAAAAGGGCAAATTGGAGCTTCTGGGTTAATGCCAAGTCAGAGCAGTAAACAGCATAGGTTTTTCGAGATGGTCGCTCACGATCCTGCTGCTGCCAAGCGCGTTGGCGTGTCTCAGGCTGTTGGCCGCGAGTTCGTATTAGCCGATGTCGGGAAGCACTTTGCACCCTCGCAGCAATCCAAGCCTCAGAAGAAAGGTAAGAATCGGTGACTGATACGCAGGAGATTGGCCTAAATATCGCCAGAAACTTACTAGTCCTCAAGTGGCAAAGTGCCAGTATCAACCCTAAGCCTTGGGATCATAATTTTATGACAAAAAGAAATCCTGATACCGAGATGGTCCCAAGTCTGGTTCTGGCGATAAATGCTATAGATTCAGTCCTTAAAGGAGAATAAATGAGTCTCCTTACGATCTGCCAATCCGCAGCCCGCATCATCAAGATTGAGGTTCCTTCGTCCATTGTGAACAACACGGGCGAGGAGGCTCAGTTATTGCTTCAGTGTGCGCAGTTTGAGGGTATGGCGCTGTCCCGCCGTCCTCAGGGCGGATGGGTAAACAGCATCCTTGAGAAGCAGTTTAACACCGTCTCTCTTGGCCCCTTCAGCGGTACGGTTGCCAACACGGGTTCGGGAGGCAGAGCGCAGATCACGGGGCTTAGTTCTACCGCTGGCATTACTGCGCTGCTGTTCGGTGTGGCAGGCAATGGCATTATCTACAACTCTGTTGTGGCGAGCGTCGATGGCCCATTCGGCGTGACGCTCAATCTTCCTGCATCCACGACAGGGCCTGCGACCGATATTGTATTCGGGCAATTTGCCTACGCTGTGCCGTCCGATTTTCAGCGGCCTATCGACAATACGATGTGGGATAGAACGCGGTACTGGCCGATGGCTGGCCCTCTGAGCCCGCAACAGCAGCAGTTCTTCAAGTCGAGCATCTTCTGTCAGGCAACGATTCAGAGGCGCTTCTGGTTTCAGAAGATCGGCAACGCTACATATTTCATCGTCAATCCGCTTCCGACAGACAACAATTCCCAGCTTGCGTACAACTATGTCTCAAATGCGTGGTGCCAGTCGTCAGCGAACGCACCGCAGACGCAATGGCTGGCCGATACGGACACTGGCATCCTAGACGAATACCTGATGACATTGGGTGTGACGTGGCGTGCGCTGGATCGCCTTGGCGTCGATTATTCCTCTGCCCTCGATGACTACGTTAGAGAGGTCGATAAGGCTGTTGCGCAGGATGGCGGCGCGGCTACACTAAGTCTGGTTCCAACTGTGGGGCCGTTCCTCTTGAGCCCGACAACTTCCGTGAGTGAAGGATCGTGGCCTAGCACGCCGGTATAATCATGGTCGCAGCCCAGCCTATGGGAGCCAGAATACAGCGAGCGTCCCAGCCCAAAGTCGCGCCTCAAATCATTCCCGTTTCCATCTCAGGATGGAACACGCGCGATGCTGTTACGGCCATGGACCCGACAGACGCAATTATTCTGGACAACTGGTATCCCGATTATGGGGGCCTGACTGTTCGCCAAGGCTCAAAGGTTTTCTGCACGGGATTAGGCCCCGGATTTGTGAATACGCTTGCGGAATATAGCGCAGGCGCACATCTCCAGTTCCTCGCGGCCCGTGGCAACGCTATTTACAACATCACGTCAGGGACGGCGGTAAAGCTCCACGGCGGGTATGCGTCGGACGTGTGGCAAACGGCTAACTTCAATGGCCGCATTTTCTTTGTGAACGGCGTAGACGAGCCCCAATCCTATGACGGCACTACGCTGGGAGATGCTGGATTTACGGGAACGACCACAAGCGAGATTATCGGCGTTGAGGTATTCAAGCAGAGATTATTCTTCTGGCGGAAGGATTCGCAGAGTTTCTGGTATGCAACCCTCAATGCGATTACCGGGGCACTCGTTGAGTATCCTCTAAGCGGGTTTGCCAAGACGGGCGGAAACGTCATTGCCTGCACGACCATCTCACACGATGGCGGCGAGGGCATCTCAGACCTTATCGTGTTCATTCTCTCGACGGGTGAGACGATCATCTTTCAGGGCACGGACCCTGAGTTCGCGGATTCGTGGCAGGTTTATGGGCGCTATCATATCTCGCCTCCCGTTTCGCCGCGTGCGGTCGCGAAGTATAGCGCGGATGCGTACCTGACTACTTCCTCTGACTATGTGCCGCTTCAACAGCAGCTTGTCGCTTTGAAGGTCGGTCAGGTTCCTCCTCGTTCCAAAGCCTCTGGTGCTGTTTCTCAAGCCGTTGCAGCAAACCAGAACAGCTACGGATGGCAGACGATCTTCTATCCAAAGGGACAGAGGCTGATTTTCAATGTGCCGAATCCAGACGGTACGTTCGATCAGCATATCTTCAACACTCAACAGAACGCCTATTGCCGTTTCACGGGAAACAATGGCGCGTCTTGGTGCGTGTTCAACTCTAACCTCTACTACGGAGGCGCGAGCGGCATTGTCTATCAGGCAGATGTAAATAATACTGACAGCGGGACCGCCATTTCCTTCGATGGTCAGTGTGCATGGCAGGACTTTGGCGATCCGAGGCGCAAGCGTCTTTCTGCGGTACGGCCCACCTTCAGCACGCTAGGCGTGGCCACAATCAATTTCGGGACGGGCTTTGATTATGAGACGGTGCCGCTGACAACGCACACGTCTACGCTGGCAGTAGCCGGTTCGCCTTGGGATATCTCTCCTTGGGATACATCGCCATGGTCGCCTGAGACGGGCATAGATATCCGCTGGAGGCTCGCGGGAGGTACGGGAACATCAATGAGCTACCGTGTCCAAGGCTCCTGTCAGAGCCAGCTTCAATGGCTTAGAACCGATGTCCGCTATGAAGGTAGCAAGGACATTTAGTGGCGAAACTCGTTATTGATGAAACCGAGGCGGTCGCACGATGGGTGGGCGCTCAGGTTAGTCCTCTCATAGAGGATTTTGGGCCGTGCGTGAGCATCGGAGTAGCTTCGAAGGATGGGAAACTGCTCGCTGGAGCAGTCTACAATGACTGGACGCCTCCGAATATCCAGATCACGTTTGCGGTTGGCGATAAAAGATGGGCGTCGAGGGCCGCAATCGCTTGTATTTTGTCCTATCCTTTCGTACAACTTGGATGCTTGCGTATTACGGCTGTAACTGCCGTAGGCAATGATCGGGCCAGAGCCTTTCTGACGAACCCTCTAATCGGGTTCAAGCAAGAAGGATATCACCCCAACTGGTTTCCTGATTCAGACGCCGTTTCATACGGCCTTCTCAGGAAAGACTGTCAGTGGGTGAATCTCGATGGGCAAAGGTGCCCCTAGTTATCCGCAGCCAATAGACCCGACAAAGATCATAAACGCCCAAGAGGGCGCGAATGTTCAAACTGCTATGATTCAGCAGTTGATGAACATGATGGGCACCAACAGCCCCTTTGGTTCAACATCCTACAAGCAGACGGGAGGCCAGACGGTAAACGGCCAGTACATCCCGACATATTCCAAGAACCAGCAAATCTCGCCTTGGGCTCAGGGCATCATCGACCAGCTAGGAAATATCAACGGCGGCGGTGGGGGCTCAGGTCCGGGCTTTGCAAGTCCCGGCGCGAGTGCCGGTGGTGGTGGACCGGGTGGCGGTTCCAGCGTCATGCAGTTGAGCGATCCCAAGCTTCTAGAGCAGAACGTCTCAAACGCGCTCTACAATCAGGCAACGTCCCGCCTTGATCCTCAGTGGCAGAAAACAGATACGCAGACAGCCGACATGCTCGCCAATCAGGGCATTGTACCGGGGACTGCTGCTTACGATCACGCCATGCAGGACAGTTCGATGGCGAAGAACGATGCCTATACGTCCGCGCAAAATTCCGCCACGGCGGCGGCAGAGCAGGCCGCAAGTCAGTTATTCGGGGAGCAATTAGCCGGTCATCAGCAGGGCATCTCCGATATCCAAGCTCCTCTAGGTGCAATGGCACAGTTGATGGCTGGAATGAGTGGCCAGACTACGCCTCAGACGGGTCTAAGCGGTACGGATGTCTCAGGCATCTACGGCAATTATCAAAACCAACTGAACAATCAATACCAAGCCCAAATGCAGCAATACAACGGAATGCTCGGTGGTCTTGGCAGTCTCTTTGGCGACGTGATGCAAACAATGCCTTTCTGGTAATGGAGTAAGATATGCCCGACATGAATTATCCCGGTATCCGGGGATTATTTCCCACTTTGTTTGGCGGCAGCGGTTATGCGCAGCCCGGTCCAATCATGGGGGGTCCGGGCATGTCTGCCGGTGGGCTTCCCGGAATGTCGAACGGTCCAAGCGGGCCTTCGTGGGGCGGCAATCCTTTGCAAGGTCCGGGGTTGGCTGGCGGCAATCAGGGCAACACCGTTATGGGTGCAGGCGGTGGCACTCAGTGGGGTGGCAACCCGCTTCAGGGTCCGGGCATGGGCACTGGTATGGGTGGCCCCGGTATGTCCAGCGGCAACGGCGGCAATGTTGTCATGGGCGCTGGTCCGGGTGGTGGCGGGACGCAATGGGGCGGTAATCCACTTCAGGGCGGACCCGGTATGGGGCACGGCATGGGTCCGGGTTCAAGTGTTGGCGGTGGATATGCGCAAGGCGGTCCATTGCCGGGAGGCCCGATTGACAGGAGCAACGGCGGTAACGTCATCGACCAGCGGCATAACAATGGCCGTCCCGATATGAACAACCTTGTCCAGCAGATGTTCTTGCAGAGATTGGGCGGCGGTATCCAGCACTCCGATCCGCGCTCGCTCTTTCCTGCCGGATTCCTGAATAAAATGGGCATCCCCTAGGGAATTAGAATAGATGTCGTTTCCCGGCTATCCGGTAGCGCCTGATGCTGGCGATCCGCAACAGCAGCAGCCCCTATTCGGCCCGCAGATTGGCAACCCTGAGCTTATGAAGCTTCAGGAAGCCATCGCACAGCAACTACAGCAGGCAGGACAGGGCAACGGTGGCCCCGTCTCCAGCCCGTATGAGGCCCTGCATCGCGCGGTAAGCCCCCTGATTGGCGTGTTGATGCAGAAGCATGTCGCCAACAAGCAGTTTGAGGCACAGCAGGCGGCTATGCCTGAGATTGCTGCGGCGCTTCAGAGTGATGACCCGCTCAGGGCCATGATGTCTTCCAAGAGCCCCCTCGTTCAACAGATGGCGCTCCAGTACATGCCGGAATGGATGAAATCGAGCATTGGCCTTCAGAGCAAAATCCATGAGCGGCAGGCTATTGACCCAATGGATAATGCTAAGGATGCCGCGCAGTATGGCGCGCATAAAGCGGCTGACCTTCAGTTTAATCAGCAGAACATTCCCAACGTTGCAGGCGAGGCCAAAGCCAAGGCAGAGGCCACGCTACCGATTGATCTTAGGAAGATTGCCGCTGGACAGGCCGCGACATTCGCAGGGCAGGCGGAAACGAGACGCCACAACATGGCAACAGAGGGTCTGGGGACAGACAAGCTAACGGTGAGCAAGGATTCCAAGAGCGGCTATAAAAAGCCTTGGGAGCAATAACATGCCAACCTATCAGCCCGGCCAAATCGTTGACGGCTACAAGTTCAATGGTGGCGATTACAAAGACCAGAAGAATTGGACTGAGCTAACAGGGCCAGCCCTTCTCAAGTCGCTCCCGGCTCAAGATCAGTCCCTCGTTCATGGGATGGTGAATTACGACATTCCTCCCGGCTCGTTGCGCGGCTCTATCGGCTCGCCTCAGGTTCAAAGACTGCTTTCCTTGGCGGCGCGTGTCGATCCGCATTTCAGCGCGGGCGATTATGCCAACCGAAATGCTGTGAAAAAGAACTTCACGTCCGGGAAAAACTCGGACACCATCACAGCCTTCAACACCACTATTGACCATCTTGGTTCTCTCTATGACGACTCTCTCGCGTTAAACAATCACGGTGGATTGGCCACACCCTTAAATGCCATTGGTAACTTCGTTGAACCGATGGTTGGTGATGCGCGCGTTGGGAACTTCAATAACGACAAGAAGGCGGTCGCAGCGGAATCCGTAAAGGCATTTACGGGAGGGCAAGGCGCAGAGGCTGATCGGCAAAACCAAGAGGCGAATTACAACGCGAACGCTGCCCCCAATCAGCAGCTAGAAGCGATCCTGCACACGACAAACCTACTCAAGAGCAAATTGCATGAGATGGGCGTGACCTATGAGCGTGGTATTCCCGGCCATAGCGTCATGGAGCTTCTGTCTCCTAGTGCAAGGGCAACGCTGGATAGACTGACGAAGATACAGCAGCAGGGCCAGCAACCCTCTCAGCCGTCATCGTCTGCCGCTCCTAAGGCATCTGGAAAGGTTCGCGTCTACAACCCCGCAACAGGGGAGCTTGAATGACGATCACGATTGGCGCTCCTGATGGTTCTTCCATTCAGTTTCCAGACGGGACTGACGACGCGACAATCAAAAGCGTCATGGCGAAGCATTATCCAAAGCCAATGGGCGCTGGCGAAGATATGGCCAAATCTATTCTTCCCGGCTTGGCTGAATTTGGCGCTGGTCTTGGCAATACTTCGGATAGCCTAACCGGCGGCGCTGGTATGCGCGATTTTGCGAACGAACAACTCGCCAAGTCCGGCTCTAAAGAACAGATGCAAAGCCCTTCACAGATGCTTCTCGGATTGCTCCAGAAAGTCACCGGCCCGCTGCATCAAAGCCAGACCGTTCCGGGACAATATGTGCGCGCCATCGCGTCTTTCGCTCCCGCTGCCATCGGTGGGCCAGAGGGCATAGCCTCCAAGATTGCTAGTGTTGTAGCCCCTGCCGTTGCTTCCGAGACAGCAGGACAGGCGACAAAGGGAACGCGGTATGAGGGAGTGGCGAGGCTGCTTGGTAGCCTTGGCGGCGGCGGTGTTTCTGGCGTGCGGTTTAATTCCGTAGCAGAGAAAGCGGCCCCGACTGTCGCGGCTCTTAAGTCTGCCGCGCACGATGCCTACGCCAAGGCTGAGAACGCAGGCGTTATGGTTGCGCCCGATAGCTTCGCGGCAATGGTTGAGAAAACCAGAAACGATCTTGCGAATGAGGGAATAGACAAATCCCTTCATCCCAACAGCATGGCGGCGTTTAACCGACTTCAGGAAACTGCTGACACGAACAACCCCATTACTCTCAAGGGGATGGATATTCAGCGCCAGATCGCTGCGGATGCGGCCAATAAGTCTGCTGCCGTTGGCGATGCTGGAGACAAGCGCCTCGCCTACACGATCAAGAACAACATTGATGACTTCGTGAATGGTCTAAAGCCCAACAACCTTGTTGGTTCCCAAGACCCTCAGGCCGCGATTGACGCTTTGAACAATGCGCGCGGATTGTGGGCGAAGGCATCGAAGGGTGACATCATCCAGAAGCGTATAGATCGTGCCGCTACCCGTGCAGGCCAGTATTCGCAGTCTGGGGAAGAAAATGCCTTGCGTGTTGAGTTTCGCCAACTTGCAATGAACGACAAGGCCATGGCGCGCTTCTCGCCTGCCGAACAGGCGGCTATCAAGCAAGTTGCCAAGGGAGATGCGACGACAAACGCCCTTCGTCTCTTGGGCAAATTCTCTCCCCATGGCGTCGTTTCTACGGCCCTTGGCATTAGTACCGGATTTGCGGCGGGTGGGCTAGTTGGCGCGGTTGCGTTGCCGGTAACCGGATTGATCGCAAAGGCGCTTGCTACTCAAAAGACAAAGGCTGCTGCACAAGCGGCTAGGGATCAGATGACGCGCGGAGGCCCCGCACAATCTAACCCACTTCTGACCTACACGAATCCTTATCCGCTTCTTACGGGTGGGCAGTAAAATGGTTCATGGCAATGGAAGCGACGATAAGCAGATAAATAATGGATCGGGGCGTGAGACTTTTCATCGTCCTAATTTAACACTGGAAAGAGTGTAGTCAAATGCCCGGATGGGATGGCAGCGGTGGCTTCACCAGAGTCTACAGTTGGGTCGCGGATGCGCTCGCTGGCATCAATATCACTGCGTCCCGCATGGACGCGGATACCGACAACATCACGAATAACGGCTTCAATAACTGCCTGACCCGTGACGGGCAGGGCTCTGCCACAAACGATCTGCCGATGAACAACTTCCGGCATACGGGTGTGGGAGATGCGAGCGAAGCCGATGAATATACGCCTGTAGGTCAGCTTCAGTCCAATGTTTTCCTGTTTGCGATTGCGGCTGGAACGGGCGATGCGATCACGGCTTCTTACTCGCCTGCCATTGATACGCTCACGGACGGTATGCAGCTTTCCTTCCGTGTTCTGGCAGCAAACACCGCAACCGATCCGACATTCAAGCCCAACACGGCCACGACGCACCAGATCAAGAAGCTGGGCGGTCAAAGTCTGGCCGTTGGCGATCTTGTCGCAAACATGGAAGCCCTTGTCCGCTTCGATGAGGCAGAGGGAAAGTGGGAGCTTCTAAACCCCGTTACGACCACGGGGCAGTCTCAGTTGCCTTGGGCGGTTGCTGGCGGGTCAGCCGATGCGATTACCGCAACGTATTCGCCAGCAAATCCCGCCCTCACAGATGGATTGCTTCTCAGCTTTCGTGCCTCTGCGGCCAATGCCACGACCACGCCAACATTCGAACCCGATGGCCTAACCGCACATACGATCACCAAGAACGGCGGCGTTGCACTCGTAGTAGGCGATATTCCCGGCAACAGAGCGGAAGAACTTGTCCGCTACAATCTAAGCCAGACGCGGTGGGAATTGCTCAATCCGGCGAATCCGGTTGTGCAGCCTGTCATTCTTCTGTCCGGAAGTGTCTCGACGGGAACGGTTTCCGCGCTTCAAATCGACTTCTCGACCTTCACTGCGTACAAGCGGTTCGAACTCAGCATCGACAATCTGGTCATGTCGTCATCTGCGCTTGGCGTGGTGGTTCAATACTCCGTCAACGGCGGAAGCAGCTATATCACATCGAATACTTACTCGATTTCGTCTCAGCTTTTCGATGGAGTTTCGACGTATTCCGAGAGTGCAGCGGTAGGTGTTATCAATATTCTGAATACGGGCCTCTCGGCTGCGAATACGAGCTTCGTCATCAACCTGACCGGCATCAATCAGGCGCTTAACACGCTGCTTATTGCCGATGCTGTTTACTACAACGGTACTGTTACGAGGCGGCAGAGTTCGGTGGGGGTTAACTCCACGAACACCATCAACGGCATCAAGGTTTTCCTAACGGGAGGCACTGTCACGTCCGGCAGGTATCGTCTTGTGGGCTATGTCTGATGGCGCTGAATATCGAGCAATGGATGTCTCAGGGTTTGCCTGCCGCTCTCTCCGTAGAGATGCAGAAGAACCTTGGCGGCACATTGCGCACCGATATGTCTGGTGGAAATCATCTCGTCACCGTTCCGGACGAAGATCAGAACTTGCGCCATGTTCTGACGGGGGCTTTGTCCGTAGCCAGAACGTACACATTCCCTGCCGTTAGTGGCTTCTATTTTGTCGATAATCAGACCACGGGCGGCAAGGCTACAACGCTTGCGGTCACGGGCGGTTCAACGACAGTCCAGATTTACAGCGGTCAGCAGATCATCATCTTCGTGGACGGCGTTCTTGCCACGCTTGAGCCCTTCAGTGCTACGAGCGTCACCGTCAATATCGTCCATGCGGATTCGACCTACACCGTCCCTGCGAACGTGAATTTCATCACGGCGGATACGTCTGCCGGATCAATCAATGTAATTCTGCCCGCAGCCATTTCCTATCCGAGCCGAAGCATCGGGATTGTGAAAACAGCGGATGCAAACGCGGTCGTGATTACGAGCGCAGGGGGCCAGATCGGCGGGACAAATACTTACACGCTTAATGCGAAGGGGGAATCCATTGATGTCAATTCGAATGCGTCAGACTGGTGGATTTTCTAGGAAAAGCATGGTAACCACGAACTACACTGCGAAGGGTGTGAAATGAGAAAATATCTCTCCTATGCGAGCTTTTTAGCTCTCATACTGGCTGTGAGTCCGGTTTATGCGGCGGGGTATGTCTCCATCGCGGACCCGACCAATCCTAGCTATGTGGCGGGCGTCGATAGCTCTGGAAACCTGAAAACCACGGGCTCTGTAGGAACGGTTACGACCGTCACCACGATCACCAATCCCGTTGGAGTGAAGGGGGCGGACGGCTCTACGATTTCCAGTACGGCAAACCCATTTCCAACAGAACCCGCAAGCGCCGACCCATGCCAGACAACGGCGGGAACGCCTACGCCGATCAGCATTACAACCGCGACGACAACGAGAATTGTAGCGCCGACTTCTGCGAAGAAAACATACATCTGCTATCTGTTTGTGACTTCCGCAGCAGCAGACAATGTTGGAATCGTAGAGGGAACGGGTGGGACGTGCGGCTCTGGCACAGCGGGCGTTATAGGCGGCACCACGGCAGCAAATGGCCCGAACTTTCCGGCTAACGGCGGCATGTCGCTTGGCGGCGGCGGATTCTTTATCGCCGCTACAGCAGGGACAAATGTCGATCTGTGTTTGATTACGTCAGCGGCAACGCCGCTCGCCGGAGTGATTAAGTGGGTTCAAGCCCCATGATGAAACGGCTTCTTGGTCTTGCTACTGCTTTTCTGCTTGTAGTTTCACCCGCTTGGGCGGGGATAATCTACGCGGATAATGCTGGCAACGCAGCCTATAGTGGCTCTACAGACACGGCATCTCCAACAATCAGCGGCAGCACTGCCACGGTTTCCGGCGCGACGGTTATTCTCGATGCCGGGACTGTTCTGACGGCGCTTAATTGCGTGGATGGCTCTGCCACGCAGTCCGCGATCTTCCTCACAAGCGCCTCAAACTCAAATCAAAAAATCTTCTGGTGTACGTCAAGCTCTGGCTCTGGCGGGGCAACGCCGACTCTCGGCTTATCCGTCACACCGACATGCGCGGCAAATGCCTGCGGTGCGTGGAATGTAGGCGGAAGGCATCTTGCCGTGATGGCAGATGCGGCGCTTGAAGCAACTATCCGGTCAGGGGATATTCTACAATACAATAATGATGTCGCGACGGCCAATGCCGTTGGCTTCACATGCCGCACGGCGAACGCTACGGGCGTGCCTGCGATCATTCGTGGCAAGGCGGGGGTTTATCCCAAACTGGAAGCCACCGGCACAACGAATGTCATTGCGTGTGCGCAGAACAATTACATCTTCCAAGGTCTGACCATCCGAGGAGATGGAGCTTCTGGCGTAGCCATGGCCCTGACCGGGAACAACATTGAGGTCATAGACAATAAGTTCACCCGCGCTGGCGGAACTTGCATCACGGATGGGCAGACGCTCATTGCAATCCTCAATGACATCACCGGATGCTTGGGCGATGGAATCAATCTGACATCTTCACAGCATTCTCTCTTTGCGAACTACATCCATGCCGTTGGCGGGGACTGTGCAGAGGACTCAGCCACGACGCCTAGTCTTGTTGCTGAGTTCAACATCTTCTCGCTCTGCGGAGCGCGCGGCTTGTATCTCTCAGGCTCTCCGGGCTCGCCCGCTACGCAGCTTGCGCGTATTGTCAACAATACGTTTTATAAGAGTGTGAACTCCGGGTTGGAGATTGTCTCGGCAAACACACCCTTCATCCTGTTCAATAATCTCTTCTTGGACAATGCGACGACATCGGGGGCGAATATCCTTGGTGGCGCTGCGCTGACGTATGGCCCTTATGGCTATAACATCATCTTCCAGAGCGGCGGCAACACCAACGTCACGAATTACACGCTGGCATCGACAGACCTTGCGGTCAATCCGGGGCTGACTAACCCAGCATCAGGTGACTTCACTCTCACGTCTAGCTCTGCCGCCCGTGGAACCGGAACGCCGGGGACGTTACTGAATAGCAGCACCGGGTATCTCTCGATTGGTGCAATCCAGCCAGCATTGACTGGTGGCGGACATATCATAGGCGGATGATGCTCATAAAAAACATCTTCGCTGGTCTTGTTATAGCAGTATTGGCTGCTGTTCCCGGCTTTGCTGCCAATCAACCCGGCGCTGTTGTCCAGCTTGCCAATGCAGCGGTTCTTGCCTCCAGCGACTACAGCAACACGCCGCAAATCTCTCTAAGCGGTTACTATACCGCGAACGATGGCGGAGAGGGTATTTTCGTCAAGACAACTTGCACACCCGATGGCGGCGCGTGTCTGGCGGACAATGCAGGCAATCATTATCTCAGAACAAATCTGAATGGGAAACTCGCCCAATACGGTATTACCCTTGGTTCGGCCTATGACTGGTCCGTTCATGGTGTATCCGCTACCGACGCAACGCCCATTATCGAAGCGGCACAGACGGCCAATGCTCTTGCTGGCGTTCCAACAACGCATTGCGGGGCGATGCAGATTTACCTCGCAACCAATCTTGTCCTCGCGGCCAATTCTTCCTTCACATGCGATGTAAACCCCGGCATTACGAACGATAGCACGGGATATGTAAGCCTTCCCGGAACGATACGTCTTGCGCATGGCGTGACGATCACGCGGGCGGGAGATTCCTCTGCGTTCTACGGCGCATATGTCTTGCCCTATTGGTACACGACCGCACTCAGTAGCGCGCAGACCGGCTTTGCTGCGCTCACAAGCATGGTATCCAATGGGGACACGGGGGTTATCTGCAATCAGCAATCCTGCGGCGATCACGACCTGACAATTCTTGGCTTCGATACGGGCTATGAGTACATCAACGCCCCGAATCTCGTAACGAACAACATCAACATTGACGCCAATGTTTGTCTCTGGGCCGATACGACGGGCGGCAATTCCAACAATCAGAATATGGTCTGCTTTCCATATCTGACGCGCTCTGTTCCGACAACCAAGCGCAAGCAGATTTTCACCCTAGGCAAGATTGAGAACGATGGAGGGCTTTGCAAGGTAACGGTAACGCCATCAAGTACCGGATCAGACTTGGCCGATCTGGCGTATGCGAACTACATCTATATCGCCAACCTGACCAACACATCTGCCTCCTGCAATGGTCAGTGGGTCATGTCCAATCTGAACACGGGAGCGGGGACATTCGATCTTGTCGGCTCTGCGGCTCTTGGACCTTCCGCTTATTCCCATTGGGCGGCTGGAACCAAGATCGTCTATACGGCTAGCGATACGAATATCGCGGCTGGCAATGTCATCAACGGCCTTGACGCTCAGGGTATACCGACTGGAACCACAGTCGCGTATGTCTGGAACCTGCCTTATCACAGTGCGGGCTATGTTGCCTCTACAGGATCGGCCAATGCCTATGCGCTAGACCAAGGCGCAATTGCTCCCTGCACGCTTGATTCCGGGCAGGATGTCTATTGGCAACCGAACTTCAGCAATACAGCCGCAGCGACATTCAATCTAACTCTTAATTCCGGAACGGGATGCACGGGCGGAACAACCGGCCCCTATTCCATCCTGCGTGCTGACGGAACGGCATTACAGGCAAACGATATTATTTCCGGCGCTCACCTCTACATGAAATATGATGGGACGACGCATTGGCTTCTACAGCAGCCAAAGGTCGTTCTCAGCGCCAATACGACGCTCGCACAGACCGCTCCAATCAGCGTCACCTATACCAACGCGGTATGCTCAAGCTGCGGTATCAATGCTCAGGCAGAGTTCACGGTAGCCTCTCGCGTCGATGCGGGCGGAAGCGCAGGCGGCATCGCTGCGGGCGGGACTGGTAATGCTACAGGCGTTCATGTTGGCGGACCGGCTGCAAAGGGACTTCCTGTCAGCGACAAGGTTGCGGGCTTCACCTGTACGGACTGCTTTGTCTACGACCACACGATGTTTTTCCATGTCGAGAACTCGAATGAAACGAAGCTTCAGGACATTCGCACGGATTCCGAAGGCAGCACGGATAATGCAAACCAATATATCCTCGTAGCCGATGGACAGGTAAACAATATCCACTGGAACGGCATCAAGGCTGCGAAGGGTGGAACTGCCCTCCTCATAAACATCAACTACCCGAACAATTCAGATCGTGGCTGCGTGACATGGACGGGAGCTAGCGTTGCCTCAACGGCGGGAACGTATCCCGTGGTCGATGTAGAGCAAGGCTGTTGGCGTATGTTGAACGGTGTTGCCAACAGCAATGGCGTTAACTTCATCGCCAACAATGCGCTTCAGGCACGCTTCGATGTCTACATGCCGAACACGACCATGATCTATGAGGGCGCGGATGCTGAAGCGGCAACGTGTACGGTGGGCTCTGTTCTCGCTGGTGGGTATGTGTGCCCGACACTGACGGGTCCAGCTACCACATATTCTACGCTTCCGGTCTGCACGTCTGCGATCAAGGGCCAAAGAGCCTTCATAACCGATGCAGACAATACCGCATTCCTGTTCCCGGTCTTGGGGGGTGGCGCTTTCAATGTTCCTGTTCTGTGTGACGGAACGAATTGGGTAGTGGGCTGATGGCAGCGGGCAATCTCTACAACATCGGACTGTTCTCCAACATCGGTTCTGTGAACATACCGTCTTTCATAGATTATGTTGTGACAGAGGGATATTCGGTCGCTGGACTAGGGGCTGCGACTTACGCTGTCACGGCGACTACCGGCGCTACGGCATACCGCAAACAATCCTCCGATGGCCGCTGGTGGCAGATTGATGTCAACCAGCTTTATCCGGCTATGGTAGGGGCACTCGGTGATGGCGTTACGGACGATGCAGCAGCTTATCAGGCGGCACTTAATTACGGGGCTGGTTCTCCGGGATCGGTTTTCGGCGGCAGACTTATCGGCTCTATCGCTAGTCCTCTTATCATTCCGAATGGCGTTCGCCTTGAAGGTCTTGGAGGGCAGCAAAGCGCGTCCGGCCTTAAGCTTCTATCGACGTTCCCGCATACAACGATCAATGGCGATCAGACGCTTCCCTATGCTGCGTTCTCATCGACGTTCACGCTCAATGTCGCATCTACGGCAGGCTTTCCTCTAGGCTCTGGAGGGATAACCCCTGCCGGTGGCGTTGGCGTTCTTGTCTGCAAAGAGCGGACGATTCTCTACACCGGAACAACGTCTACGTCTTTCACCGGATGCTGGACAGTTCCTTGCGATATTGGCGTTACGCTTGCCAATGGGTCTGCGATTTCAACGCCTGCTGTTTGGTTGACCGGACCCGGAGATGGGCAAGTCGGATTCAGCACGCGCATTGATGGGTTCTCCATAGACTGTAACGATGTTGCGGGCAGCGCATGTCTCTGGACCTCGCATCTTCAGGAAGGCGGCGGATGGTCGGACATGCTATTCAAGGCATTCCGCAACTATGGCTTCCGTGCCGATCAGGCGTATGCGTTTGGTCCTACGGCGGCACAATGCAACGATTGGGACGGGAAAGATTACTGGTGTACGACTTCGGATAACGCCGAATCTGAGTGCGTTGACATCCATATCGCTCTTATCTGGCCTCCGGGCGGGGTTAAAACTCCGCAGCAGGATTATGGCCTTCGCAACGGTAGCCACGTTGTCATGCACAACGGAGGGCCGAACGGGACTGCAATTCGTATTGATGGGTGTGTCGGCAATTACGGTCCTTTCCACATGGAAAGCAAGAACCGTGGCATTGTCATTGGCGAATATAGCAGATGCAGCGTTGTTCTCTCAGGCTACACGATTTCAAATTCGTGGAGCAATAGCGGCGGGGCTGGTGTCGATCTAGGAGCAGCTTACGGCAATTCCGCCTTCGTTATGAACGGCATCAAGGCGGATGCTATCGACGTTGCAAACCGCGTTATTCTGAATGACCAGAATGTCGGGGCTGTTGCTGCTTCGCAAAAACTTACCTCAAGCGCGAACTATGCCGATGGCGATACGATTTCGATTGGCAGACTTGGCACAACGGCAAAGGTCTACACGCTTCAAACGACACTGACGAATGTGGATGGCAATATCCATATTGCAGCGACCGAGGCGCAGACGCTTACCAACATCGCCAACGCCATCAATGCAAGCGGCGGAACGGCTGGCACTGACTACGCCACGGCAATGACGCCTCATCCCAATGTGTTCGGTACATCGGACGGGCAGCATATTGTCACCGCCACAGCCCTTATAAAGGGCACTGCAGCCAATGCAGTTACCACGACCGAGACATCAGGAACGGCATCGTGGGGCGAGGCTACGCTTGCTGGAGGCGTTGCAGGAAGTCTCTCGCAGACGCTGGAGCAGATTCAGGAATATCGCCTGTTCGCGGACGGGTCCAGCCAGATCAATGGCGGCGCTCGCTACGGGCTCTATGCAAATAGACCGTCTGCCAATTCCTCTGGAATGTCAGGGGCTCTTTGGGGCTCGACCGATCTTGGCCGCTTCAATTTGGCAATGAACAATCGGTGGTACGGCATCAATCTTGATCCGGGCATTACTCTCGTCTCGGATTCTCTCGTCACTGGCGCTCTTGATGGCGGATCATCTTCAACGCAGGTCTTTACCTTCGCCAAGACAACCACAATAGGCAATCACGTTATCATTGCGATCACGGCAGCGCCGGACAAGGTTGTAACGGGCATCGTGGATTCGGCTGGCAACGTCTATCAGGTCGATGTCACCAAATCCGGTCAAGGCCCTGCGGTCAGTATTTGCTCCTCTCATATCACGGTAGGCAATTCCATCAGCGATACGCTCACGGCTACGCTAAGCGGGACATGCAATTATATCTGCGGTCAGGCAACGCAATGGAGCGGATTAAAGGCTTCAGGTTGGGCCGATGTGACGAACACGAACAATGGTTCGACGGGTAGCGGCGCGATCAATCCGACAACGGTAAACACGGTCCCGGACGTTCTCTGGTACGGTGCCGTCGCCTTCACGGATAGCTCTTACCGCACGGCTGGGACAGGATTTACCGCCTTGACGGGTGCGCTTAGCGGCGCTGGCAATCGCCGCGTCTCGCCTATCTACAAGATCAGTTCCGACTTCGATACCGGAGGCATTACATGGGGTGGAGGGTCTAACGGATGGGATGCAGGAGTTGTGAAGTATAAGGCTGCGTCTGCGTCATGAGGGGAATAAATGGCAGCGCAGGCACCTAATGGAAATGGGTACAGCCGGTATGCCTTCTACGTCTCTCTTGTCGCTGCCATGTTCGGCATCATGGGCGGTATCGTGGCCGTGATATTCTGGGTGGGTGGAATTGCAAATGAGGTAACGCAGAACAGAGATGTAATGGCGGCGCAGGCAGAACAGATAAAGACGCTTCAGTACGATCTGAGACAGAATGATTTGTTGACTTCAAACCTTCAGAGAGATGAACGTGAAATCGAGTCGCAGTTCTGTGCCAGTGATATTGTGAGGAACCTGATGCACGCAAACGACCTACGCCAAATCTCTCTCCTCTGGAAGAAACAGTTTCACGATGAGTACCCGATCTCCAATGCCTACTATCCGCAGATTTGCCAGAGGCCGACAACATCACAATAGAGTTCACCTAACAGTTGTGCTAGAAACTGAATAGAGAAAGCGCCCGATTGGGCCCGTAACACAAAGGCTTAATCAGGGATGGCATCCTTATTCATTTTCAACCGTTCTACTTCAGACGACGATGAAATCCGTCTGGGAGTACCGGACTTGTCGGAAGCCCAAAGCCTTGAACGCCATGTAGATCGTTGCGCCATGCGTTATCGCATGTTCACAAAGCGCATGATCGACCAAGGCAATGCCATAAAGCGCATTGAATTGCTGGCTTATGGCATCATTCTGTACTTCGTACTCACTAGCCCGATTGCCAAGGATGTGCTAGGCTTTTTCCTTAAGATGTGAAGCTATTTTGATGAATGAAGATTCAGAGCGCAGTCAATCGGCTTCGACCAACGGTGCGGGGCAGGCTGTTGCTTTGAACCTCACGCTTCCCAGAGAACATCCATGGAAGCAACCGGCAGTCTACATCGCGATCCTTGCGCTGATTATCTCAGTAGGCGGGGAGTGGCGCAGATGGGTTGCCCTCGATGACGAGAAGCATTCCAACGCAATGTGGATGGCGCTCGTCTATACCGAATACGATGCAGCGAAATCAAAACTCGACGCTCAAGGCATCCATCTAAAGACACTTCCTCCACCGCCACAATAGGGGCTCACCATGGCAAACAAAGACCCGTCTGACGTAATCATCATCATACGCCGCACCCAATCGGGCGATGAAGTGTGCCGCTCGAATAACATCATCCCTGCGTCTTTCGCCAATGTCGTATCCAACGTGAATACCAGCGGCCTCTCTGTAGGCGGCAGTATTGCGTATGGTGAAATGCAGGGCGTGGAATGACCATCTGGGATACGATAAAGCGTTGCGGTGAGGTCATCGGTGCGGTTGTCGTGCTGTACGGCTTCGTTGCTGGCATCATTGTGGCGTGCGGCGGTGCGTTGCCCCCATGGTATTCCATCGCACAAGCCCAAACTCTTGAAGACTCTCTCAAGACATTTGAGGCCGATCAACAGAGAAGCGATAGGGCGAGAGACGCCAATATTGACCTTATGTTCTTAAGCCAACTTAGGGCAGAAGCAGAAAAGGCAGATGCTAAGGTTGCAGCTCATCCGAAAGATCAAGCGGCAAAAGCCGATGCGTGGTTTGCTAGGAAAAAACTTGATATATTTTTCCGGGCGCATTCTAATCTTGCGGCACAACTTCAGTAGAATGTTAAATGCGTAGATATAAAGAACTTCTCAAACCTGAGACTCTTAGATCACTTCTCTCTTACGATCCAGAAAGTGGTGATTTTAAGTGGATAGAAAAGAGATTTAATGGAGCCGATTCTGGACAAAGCGCAGGCTCTATAAACCGATACGGATATCGGAGGATTTGCGTTTTTGGGTCTTATTATACCGCCCACAGGCTTGCATGGTTATTACACTATGGCGTTGAACCTAAGGGCTCTCTAGATCACATAAACGGCGTTCGATCTGATAACCGTATAGCCAATCTTAGAGAGGCAACTAATTCTCAAAATGGCTACAACATGTCTCTTTCATCTGCCAGCAAGTCTGGGGTGAAAGGCGTTAGATTTTACTGCAGAGCTGGCAGAAAAGATAAATGGTCTGCGAGAATCATGGTTCAAGGAGAGTCTATATTCTTAGGCTTATTTGATACTCTTGAAGAAGCAAAATCTGCGAGATTATGCGCCGCTGAAAAATATCATGGAGAATTTGCGAGGCCGTAATGAACAAAGCCCATCCCAACCTAGCATCTGCAATGGGGCAGTAAATGAATTGGCCGACTACCGATGCTGATTTAATCCGGCAGGTCATCCTCTACAATGAGGGCGGCTATGTGAACAATCCGGCAGACAAAGGCGGCCCAACTCACTACGGGATTACCCAAGATACGCTCGCATCATGGCGCGGCCACCCCGTCACGGTCGATGACGTAAAGAATCTCCCGATGGCCGAGGCTATCTCAATCTACGAGAAGCGTTACATCGTAGACCCGAACTTCATCCTCATATCCGATATAAAGTTGCGCACAGCCCTTGTAGATGCTGCCGTGCTGTTTGGCCCTCAGACTGTAATCAAGGCTCTACAGGGCATTCTAGGGGTCAAGGCGGACGGTGTTCTTGGAAACGATACTGCGGCAGCGGCGGGACGGCTTGAAGCAAGGGGGCTAATCAATTCCCTCTCTGTCTGGCGAGTTACGCGCCATGCTTCAAGAGTAGACGCGGACCATTCCCAGATAGTGTTCTTGAAGGGCTGGATGGCTAGGGCGACGAGCTTTATTGTCTAAGAGCAAAGCCCGCGACCGTGAAACCCAAGCCACTCACCTCCACCGCCCGTCAGAATACTGATTAGGACGACACAGACGACAATAGCAAAGACAACCCTGATGACCCAAGAAAACGGCTCAGGAACGGGCACTTGCTGGATGGCCCACCATACAATCGCGAGGATCAACCCCGCGACAAGAAGCGTAATCAAGATGCTGAGCATATCCATTCCCCTTTAGTATCTCAGAGAGAACGGGGTGTGGGGTGGAAAGTTCCCTAAAGTGTCGGGAACAGAGACTTAATCTCGTTTACTGTCGGGATAAACGCAACCATGTGCTCCACGTCTTTATGCCACGCCAGATCGCGCTCAATCAGGTCAATCGTCTGTTGAATACGAGCCCCCCGAACAGGATTACCGTGTACGTCCTTGTCGCGGCCTAGAAGAAGGATTGTATCCGCGATCATAACGGCGCTCTCAATGTCATGCGTCGAGAAGATGATGGTGTTTAGCTCGTCTCTGGCCGCTACGTTGTCGATCATATCGCAGACGACTTTCTTCATGATGATGTCAAGCCCTGAAAATGGCTCGTCCATGAGCAGGAAGTGGCTGCTGGATAGTAGCTGCTCTGCGATGGATACACGCTGTCGCTGGCCACCGGAAAGCTGCTGAGGATAGAAATGGCGCTTGTCGGCCAGTCCGAAGTCGCTCAAGACCTGATAGGCTTTGGCCTTCGCTTTTGCGGCGTCCTTTTCTTGCCGTCCTGCCGCTAGTAAGAGCGTGCTTTCAATCGTGCGATGCTCAAAGAGAAGGTAATTCTGAGGGACAACGCCGACCATACCAGCTTTGACCGGCTTCTGATCTGGACCGATTGCGACTGTTCCCGATGTTGGCGCGGAGAGTCCAGATAGCCTGCGGAATAACTGAGTCTTTCCCATTCCGCTTGGTGCCAGAAGCGCCACCTTTTGGCCTTGTGTCAGTCCAGTACGCTTAATATCCCGTATCTCAAAACTCACATCATGCAGGATCGGGAAATCGTATGAGACGGAAAGACCCGTAACCTTGAGCAGCAATTCGTCTTTTACATATTGGAACTCGGACGACATTAGAGAGCCTTTCCAAGTCTTGCGTATGGACAAGCGATGTAGTTCTTGAACGCGCCGAGCAGGAAGTCTTGCAGCATACCAACGGCAAATAGGGAAATCAGGATTGCCGCCTCTGCGGAGAGGTCCATGTGACGGTTCATGTTGATTAGGACAACGCCTATCCCTCCTTCCGAGCGCACAACGCCTTCAACCATCGTAAGCATCATCCAGCCCATGGCTGCGTTGACGCGGAGAGATTCCAAGGCATCCGCGAGAGTGCCCAGAATAACCACTTCCCAGATGACACGGAACTGAGAAAGGCCAAGTGTGCGGGCATGATCGTACTGTTCTTCCGGGATATTGCGGACGACATGAATCATATCGCGGAGATAAAACACCGTCATTCCGAACGTGAGAACCATAACCTTGAGGGCATGGCCTGTTGGAGCGAGCAAGGTGAACGCCAGCATCAACCCGACTAGGCCCAAGTATCGAAGCCCTGTAATGAATTGAACCAGAGGGCGCATTGCTGGAAGTACAGACAGATAAGCGAGAAACAGCGAGAGTGCGACGGTCCACAAGATGGATTCCGCCATGGTTTCTAGGCTTGTTCCAAACTCTAGGAACGTGCCTTGCTGTCTAAGTGTCTCGAATGAGGAAAGAACCTCCATCGGCTTTGGCAGGAATTGAATGTCTGAGAATTGCCAGAATAGGAAGGCGGCAACGCCCCATGCCAGAGAGATATACAATCTTCCTTGGCGTGAAACGTTGCCGTTGGGGAGAAGTGCGTTCATTTACGGAGCCCAAAGAGCCTCTGAATGCGGTGTTTGACATTCTCTACAAGGATCAAGATTCCGAGCCCCGCAAATATGAGCGCAATGATACCCCAGACGATAAGTCCGAGAATGTCATGTACGCTCCAGACCACGAACATATGCGGCATTGCTATCTCCAGAGTTCACGATTGAAGACAGCCTTGAAGCCATCATTCATGGCCTTTGCCATCTTCTCCATCTCCTCCGCAATCTTGTCGCGATTGTCTTTGGACGGCCACACAGTCTTTTTGGGAGTTTCCGTTGTCTGCGTTTGGAGCGCGATGTGTTCTCCGCAATGCGGACATTCGATCAGAGATTCTTTCATGGCTTTCTCCTATTGACCAAGGGTGATTTCGACACGGCGATTCTGCGCCTTGCACGCCGCCGTATCATTCGAGGCGCACACGGGCATATCCTGACCATGGCCGACAATTTCAAGGCGGGAGGCAGGGAAGTTTGCGGGTGCCTTTGATGTCAGCCAGTTTGCCACCGCCGCTGCACGCTGTTGAGAGAGCGCAACATTGGCCTGTGGGTTGCCAGTATTATCCGTATACCCATCGAGACGAAGGCGCAGATTTGTCATAACCGCTGTGTCCTCAATCTGCGTAAGAACGGCAATCGAGGATGCCTTGACCGTGGCGCTGCCAGAATTGAACTCAATATGCCATGCGCGCTTCGATACTGTCTGCGTAATTGGGGCCGCAGAGGCGTATTGCGGAGCCGCCACACCCTGAGCTTCAGGAACGCCCTGTAGTGCATCGGTTAGGTAAGACAGGTCCACAACGTCATCATAGGCCGGGATAGAGCCGCTACCTGACTTGGGGTAGTCAGTCGGGTAGAATGCCTCGTCATAGCCTTTGAACACACGGTAGACGGAGGCAAAGATGTTCTCTGTTCCTGAGCGGATGCCGAAGTAATCGCGCGCCTCTTGTAGCGTGATTACTTTTGACCCTCCAAGAGAGACTTCTTCGCCAAGGCGGTTATGCCCGATTTCGCCCTTGAAGTAACGAGCCCAATAGGAAGCGTCCTGTTCATGGAAAATCTGGGCATGGATGCCGCCCATATCCATGAGAGCCGCGCTGCTGGTACGGATCAGGATTGCGCCACGATCTGCAGCCTTCAGAAGCCCGACAACATAGTCATGGTGAGACTGCATCCAGCTTTTGACGCCGATAATCAGTGTCGGCATCTGACCTGCATAATCATGCGTAGAAGCAACACCGACAATAGAGCCGTCGAACTTGCTAACCACGTCTACGTCGCCCGGTGTCCATGTCGCTACACCGTTGACACAGACCTTCTTTGTGCCGTGCGTAATACCGTGAGACACGACTAGGCGGTCTTCGCAGGCGTGAGAGATAAGTTTCTCGTCAGCCGTGGTGAATGCGTCAACGTCCATGAAGTTGATGGCGTCTGCATCGTAGGTTTTCTGATCGGTATTGATTGGAATACCGTTGTCCGATGCCCACTTGACACAGATGTTCCAGTCACCGTCACGGGGAACGGCAGCTACAAGAACGCCCTTGGCCTTCTTCGGGTCTTTCTGTGCATCGGATGGCATCATGCACTTGTCCTCACCATCGGAAAACCCGATCACGCCGATAGCGGCGAACTGACCCGGAATTAGCTTCTGGAGGGCCGCTGCCACATAGGGGTATCCATCCCCCATGATGGTAAAGAAAGCGTCTCCACGGGCACCGTTGGACGTTACGAACGCGGCCATATTGGCTTCCATCTGCCCGTAGTCATCCTGACGCTTGATCGTTAGGCATCCGTTGCCAGTGTACTTCTCGACAAGCGAGCCGCGAGACGTGGAAGACCCGCCGTTGGCGATGGTGAGCCCACCATGCGCGTTCCACGCCAGAACTTCCATAACCGGACAGTCAGTCATGTTCGCAGGCTGAGCGGTGACGGGAAGTGGGTATGCCGTGGTGTGATCTGCCACGGTAAAATGCTGGATGGTTGTGGCGACTGGAACCGCAGAGACAGTCTGAGCGGGTTTTCCGATCAGGCCGGTCATAACTGCCAGCTTGGCCCCTCCCCATAGAACGCCGACACCTACCACGGCGATAACTGCAAATCCTGCGCGCGTAATCTTGGCCATTTTCTCTCTCCTCAGATTTAATGGATCAGGCCGGACAAAACATTTGCCGGGTCTGGTTGACTGGTGGACGCAAACGAAGCGGGCGAAGGCAAAGCCGTTGCCTGCGTAGACTGGATAAGCTTCGTGCCTGTCGTCTGGACCTGTTGAAGCATGTCCTCATTGAAAGAGGCGTTCTCCACGTCGATGGATTGCAGGAACGGCTCTGCGAATTTCTTGAGGTGATCCAGATGGCCAAGCTCCGCGCCGTACTTATCATCAATGACGGACTCTGCCTGTTCTGCATCGGCCCATACTTGGGTCTTGGTACGGCCAAGGATGCGGCTTGCGGAACCTACCGCTGCATTAACCGCCTTCTGCGTCTCCCATTTATCCTTGAGAAGATCGCGCTCGATTTCCAGTTTCTGCGCCGTGATGTCTGCCGCTTGCGAGATTTTCTGGAATGTCGCGCGTGCAGGTTCAAGGCGTGCGGCTGTGGCATCATAGGAAGCCGCAATATCCTTGTACGATCCGAACTTGTGAGCCGCAACGTCCTGCGCGCCAGTCGCGCCAGTCTTGGCAGCAGCAATGCCGAACCTTTGAGCTTTCAGGCTGGCATCGCGATACTTTGCAGCCTTGTCGTGCAAGCTGGAAATAAGGCCGTCTAGCTTCTCGAATTGTGCCTCGAATGTCACCTGATCGGCGCGCACTGAATTGATGCGCGTTGTGATCGGAGAAAGAGGGTCAATCGTGATAAAGAACCTTGTGAGGCCGTTGACGATTGACCAATACGGCAGGCGCAGAAGATGGTTGATACTGCCGTTTGCGCTAAGCGTCTCGCGTGCCAGCCACAAAGCGACGACCAAGCCAACGCCGGAAGCGACGGTATAGATGCTGTTTTCCAAGATGGTGTTGAGCAGGGTTAGTGCCGTAACCATCGTGGGTGCGACCGCATTGAAAGCGATGACAGCGCCGAGGATGATTGCAGCGCCGCCACCATATTTGACGACTTTCTGCATGACCTGAGATTCAGGCGGTGTCCATGGCTGAGAGACAAGATCGTTCGACATGATTAGCCCTTATGAGATTGAGGAAAGGAGTTGTTTAGCCTGTAGAAGCGGGGCGCTTAGCTGATCTTCAATGAGTTTGAAGCGGGCAGAACCATCGCTAATAGCCTTCTCTGCATCGTGGGCCGCTTGCGTTAGTTGCGAGATGCGGGCCGTGCGTTCTGCGATCTGCTGCTGTGCCGCTACGTTCTGCGCCGTGAGATTGGCCATCTCTTGCGTAGGCCCGTCAATGCGTGCCGCCCGCGCTTGTCCTAGCTGACCATCAAATTCAGACTTCTTGGAAGCGATGATGCTAAGATGCGCGTCAATGTCGGCCAGCACTTTCTCAGCCGTCACGCCGGGATTGGCAGCGGCCAGAACATTGAACACGGTCTTGAGGTCTGAGGTATTGCCAAGAGTCTCGCGAACGCGCTGGAATGTTTTGTAGCTTGACGGGATAGCGTACACTTGCGCTTCCAAAGCCTTGAGACGTTCTGTATCTTCTGGGCCAAGGGTAGTAGTCGTGTAATTGGCGGCGGGTGTGTATGCAGGCATCGGAGGAACATCAACGCCGGGATGCATGTTCCGAACGACTGGCTCTTGGCTCGCAACTGGATCGTCGCTTTCCATAAGGCCCATTTTTTGTAGAAGGCTCATTTCGCTGATGCCGCCTCGGAAACAATCTTCATGGCTTCCTTGAGAAGCTGCGCGCGGCCCCAGACTGAGGGGGGGAGGCCAAGAAGCCTTGCGGCTTTGTCAATCGTGGCGCGGTCCTTCTTGCCTAGAGCAATGGATAGGCCCGTGGTTTTCTTGTCCGCAGATTTATTGACCATGCGTTCGTATCCTATATGTGACCGTATCACACATAATGGCACGGAATGGCACTGTCAATAGGGTTCAAGCCCCCCCCCGTTTACATTTCCACTAGAGGGAGTATGGTATCTTCCGCTGTGACGGCCCGCAGGAAAGGCTAATCAGGGACTAACTTATTGCTTGGCTACGTCATCCGGCGCGATTTGCAGATGATCGCGTATCTGACCGGAGCGTGTTTCCCCGAAAAGAATGCCAAGCTCACAGCATCTAATCCCGCGCTCTGCGCACAATGAGGAGATAATCAGTGGCACATAAAACTCTCGTAGTCATCGCAGTATGCGCAGCTTTGGGAGGATGTGCCCAGATGCAGGGCGTATTCGGCAATTCTACGGCTCAACAGGACGTGGAAAAGAGCCTGACAGTTGCGCACCTTGCTCACAAAGGCTTGGCTGATGAACTGAAGTATGCCGCTGATACTGGTCTCCTTCATGGCCAAAACGCCGTGACCGCGAGAACCTATCTCGACAAATCAGAGGTGCTTTTGCAGCAGGCAGATTCCGCCTTCGCAGCGGGACAGTCTATCTCGTCTCAACTTAACGAGGCAACGGCCTTGATGTCTCAAGCCGCGCCTCTCGTTCCCAATTCCGCCAAGCAGTAAGGATCGGTCATGAACGTCACGCTCATTCTCCAGCTTATCGCCGCCTTCCCGCAGGCGCTCGTTGAAATCACCGCTCTGTGGTCTGCAATCCGCACCACGTTCTCCAATGACGATCAGGTCACAATCGACAAGGCGCTTGCCGACGCGCAGGCTGGCGATGCTACTTCTACTGCTGCCGCCGATGCGTCCCTTGACGCTGCCTCAAAGAAATAACCCGTGGATCAGACCGACGCCAGCCTAGACTCCGTATTCTCTGCCGTCAGGGGCCTTCTAATCGCCTTTGGCGGCATTTTGTCTGCCAATGGATATGGAGATAGCGGGCTTTACAAGTGGGTTGAGATTGGGGCCGGTAGCGTTCTAGTCGTCGGCCCTCTCGTCTGGGGTGTGATCGACAAGATTCAGAAATTCCGCCAGAAGAAAGCTGCTGTCACCGCTGGCGTCAATGCGGGCATGGCCTTGGCTGCATCGGGACAAATGCTTGTCCATGCGAATGGCTCTCCCGTTACTGCCTCGGATGAGACGGCTAAGGAAATTGTCCAGACCTTCGCTCCAGAAGCCAAGGCGGCGTAATGGGGTGGCTATCTGCGCTCCTTGGAATAATCTCCACCCTCGTAAGCCGTTTCTTTGGCAAAGACGAGCGTGATATAGCGGAACAGAC